ACTTGCATTGAAACATGGAATATTCAAATCAGTTTCTACAAGAATTGAATTGCCAGATGGAACAAAAACATTTGGTAAAACAATCAACAATGAGCCTGAAAAATATTTCACAGAAGAAATTATGCAGCAACTGGATGAATGTGCAAAGAAAGAATTCAAGTATGGAAAGAAGATTGAACCAGAAGAAGAAAAAGAACCAGAGTTATTGAATGAATAATTATTATATTAAAACATATAATAATGTTCTTGATGTTGATTTTTGTAATCAACTTATTGATTTTTTTGAAGAACATTCAGAGCATCATGAAAAAGAATATTTAGAAGGGTGTTATTCATTCACTCAAGTAAAATTACAATTACACAAAGAATGGGAGTATTTTTCTAAAAATTTAGAATCTGTTTTTATTCCACTGTTAGCGAAATACATTATTGATTTAAAGATTGATAGAAATAGGTTTCCAGAAAAATATGGTTTTGAAGTTTTTAGAATGAAAAGGTATTTACCAAACAATGGAGATCAATTCAAAAGTCATGTTGATGTATTAGATCATATGACAGCTAAAAGATTTTTAGTTTTTTTTATGTATTTAAATGATAATAAAGGAGGAGACACAGTTTTTCCTGAATTTGATATAAAGGTTAAACCAAAAGTAGGAAAGGTTTTAATATTTCCACCATTATGGACACATTATCATGCTGGACTAAAACCTATAAAAACACCAAAATATATAGTTGGTAGTTATTTACACTATGTATAAAATTTTAGAGAAACTATAAAGAACTAGAGTTATTGAATGGTTGAAAATATAGAAACATATTATACAACAGTACAAAACGCAGATGCAACTTTGCAAGGAATAGGTCTTACTGAAAATGCTGGTAAATATCATGGTGTTATTTACCAGTATGGAGAACTTAAATTTGCAGAAGAAGAAAATTCAGATGGTAGTTTAAACTTGTCTTTTGATTGGAAACTGATAGACTCTAATGGCTTACCTAAAGATTTATTAAATTCTGAAGAATTTAAAAATTTATTAGGTGACATTTTAGTAAATATTGTTGACAAACACATTAAAGAAGGTAATATATTTTATGACGATAGAGGAGACAATACTAGCTCAGTTGATGCACAATGAAGAATATGCAAGAAAAGTGATACCGTTTTTGAAACATGACTATTTCTTAGAACGAAAAGATAAAGTCATTTTTCAAGAAATTCAAAAATTTGTAGATAGTTATAAAAAAATTCCCACCAAACAATCACTGGAAATTGATCTTGACAATCGCCGTGATCTCTCCGATACAGAATACAAAATGGTTCTTGAAGGAATAAAATCTCTTGAAAATGCTGATGTTGATCAAGAATGGTTGGTCAACACCACAGAGAAATTCTGTAAAGACAAAGCCGTATACAATGCAATTCTAAAAGGTATTAATATCATTCAAGGCAAAGACAAAAAGTTTTCGCCTGAATCACTTCCAGACATTCTCTCCGAAGCACTTTCTGTAGGATTTGATAATCATGTTGGTCATGACTATATTGAAGATGGTGAATCTCGTTTTGACTTTTATCGTAAGAAAGAAGAAAAGATTGAGTTTGACCTTGAATTTTTCAATAAGATTACAAAAGGTGGTCTTTCAAACAAGACGTTAAATATTGCACTTGCAGGTACTGGTGTTGGTAAATCATTGTTCATGTGTCACCATGCAGCCTCATGTTTGATGCAAGGCAAGAATGTATTATACATCACACTTGAAATGGCAGAAGAAAGAATTGCTGAAAGAATAGATGCAAATCTAATGAATGTTCCAATGTCAGAACTAGAAACAATTTCTAAGAAAATGTTTTCTGACAGATTGGAAAAGATTCAGAAGAAAACCCAAGGCAAGTTGATCATCAAAGAGTATCCAACTGCTGCGGCACATTCTGGACATTTTCGTGCATTGATTAATGAATTGGCACTAAAGAAATCATTCCGCCCGAATATTATTTTTATTGATTATTTGAACATTTGTGCTTCATCAAGATTCAAGTCAAATGCAAATGTTGGATCTTATTTTTATGTCAAGGCAATTGCAGAAGAGTTAAGAGGTTTGGCTGTAGAAAATGATGTTCCAATTATGAGTGCAACACAAACAACCAGAGGAGGTTTTGCAAATTCAGATGTTGATTTGACTGATACATCAGAATCATTTGGTTTGCCGGCAACTGCTGATTTGATGTTTGCATTAATCAGCACAGAAGAAGTTGAGAAATTGAATCAAATTATGGTCAAGCAACTAAAGAACAGATATAATGATCCTGGTGTGAATAAAAGATTTGCAATTGGTGTGGATCGTAGTAGAATGAGATTATATGATTGTGAACAAACAGCACAACAAGATATTCAAGATTCAGGCAATCCAGATTTGGATATTGGAATTCAGCCGAAGTATGAAAGGTTCAATGATTTTAAAGTTTAGAATGTTATAAATATTAAAAGGTATAAGAATAAGGATTAAAAAAAATGGCCAATTTACAATCAGGTGATTTTAATAAAACTGCAAGTAAAGGTCCATATGCTGGTAAGACAAGAAAACAAATTATTTTTAGTAAAATAAATGATAAAAAGAATTTTATAATTGGTCCTAAAGAAAATGGTCAAAAAATATTAGGTGTGAGTTATGAAACAAAAAATTCAAATGGTTGGAATGGTGTTCTGACATACATTTTGCCTAACGAAAACATTAATGATAAGAGATTACACAAAAAAATACCAATCAAGGATGTTTTTAAGGATTCTGATTTTGGTGGAGGTGGTGGGTCTGGAGGCGGATCTGATGATACTGAAGTTGTTGAATCTATACAATGTTATTATTGTTCATTAGTTTTTAATATTTTGAAGAAAAAAATTTCCGAAACCGATATGATGATGCAGAGCAAACAATTAGAATCTATGGATAAAGCAAAAAAATATTGCGTGACATCAAGATCATATGATTCTTGTATGAAAGTTGTTCCCGTTGATTGGTTAAATGATATGGTTTTTATAAAAATAGCAAATAAATTATATGATAACTATAGAAATCATTTTGAGAGCGGTAAAAATATTTATTTTCATCGTGGTTCAAAATTCATGAAAGAAATATATGCTGCGAAAAAAACTGTACACGCTCTGGATAAAAAATTTGCAATGGAAAGAAATATAAAAGCGCAAGCACCTGGTTCTTTTTCAGATGACAAATGGAATCCTGGTGATATTTGGGCAACAACTTTTGATGAAAATTCTAAACCATTAAAAGAATCTGCAACATCTTGGGGCGCTTTAAATACAAAGGTAGCAGAAGAAGCCGCACTCTTAAAAACAATTCAAAAAATTAGATTGTTGGGAATCTCTTTAAAAAGAATAGGAAAAGGAGCAGTTGCTACTATAAAAACATACAATGCCCCGAATGAAATTAAATCAACATATAAGTTTAAAGAATGGAAATGGGGTAAAACAAATGATTTTTTTTCTTCACAAGACATGTATTTACATAGTGATGGAGGAGAAGTTCAGTTTAGAACTTTTCAAGGTCCAGTAAGTTGGCAAGGTGAAATAAAAGGTAAAGCTGCTGCTGGAGGTAAAATTGGAGGAGGTAATGTTGATTTTTATGTTGAAAAGGTGTATAAAAAATCAGTATTTTCCAATAGCAAAAGTTTTAAAACTGCGAATGATGAGAATATGATATTTTCAACACTTTATAAAAAAATACAAGAAAAAAATGAAAATGTTTTAAAAAATTATTATGACCAATATAAAAAGTATAATAAAAAAGGTCAATCATTGGATATTAACTCTTTTCATACAGCATTAATGGAGAAAGGAATTAATTTCATCAATTCAAAATTTTTATGCTTACAATTAGTTGATATATTGGAATCTGGAACTGCAAAGCAAAGAGATGAATTGACAAGTTTGATTTTTTTATATGCATCATCCAACACAAGTCAATCTAGTTATTTTATTAAGGTTTCGTAAAATTTATGCTTAATTTTAACACATTTATTAAGGAGATCGATCAAGGTGTAATTCTTGCTGAAGGGAAAGAAAACAAAAACCTACATCTAGAACACATAGAAGACCAAATCATGAATTTTGGTATTGATGGTGGTCGTGCAGCAATCAATTTTCTTCGGTCATTAAGAGACATGCTTGCTGGTGGTTCTCGTTCTTCCGTGAATATGACTGTAAAGTGGGATGGTGCACCCGCAATCTTTGCGGGCATTGATCCTGCCGATGGAAAGTTCTTTGTAGCCAAGAAATCAGTTTTCAATGCAACACCAAAACTATATAAGTCCAATGAAGAAATTGATGCAGACCTAAAAGGACAACTAGTAGAAAAGTTCAAGACCGCACTTGCAGAGTTTTCAAAACTTGGTATCAAGGGTGTGTTACAAGGCGACCTGATGTTTACTAATGATCTTAAATCAGAAACTATTGATGGTATCAAGTATCACACTTTTCAACCAAACACAATTGTCTATGCTGTACCAGTGAATAGCAATCTTGGCAAACAAATTAAGAATGCTAAGATTGGTGTTGTTTGGCATACAACATACACCGGAGACCAGTTACAAGATATGACAGCCAAGTTTGGTGCAGACATATCAAAACTAAATAAAGTCTCCAGTATTTGGATGGATGATGCAACCTATAAAGATGTTTCTGGTTCGGCTGTAATGACACAAGAAGAAACAAAAATCTTGACAAGTCATGTATCAAATGCAGGAAAAACATTTCACAAGATTAAAGCACCATTGTTCAGAAGTTTCTTGGATATGCAAAATTCATTCACAGGAAACATGGTGGGTGCTTCACTAAAGACATACAACAATTCAAAAGTAAGAGCAGGAGAACCAGTATCAAATCCTAGACTCCATGCTCAAGGTTATTTGCAATGGGTAGATGATGCGTTTCAGAAAAACATTGATAAAATAAAAACAGAAAAAAATAAACAAATCCTACAAAACAAAAAAGAAGAAACGATTCGTGAATTGAAAAAACATGTTGTCAATATACAATACATTCTTGAATTTCAAAATCATTTGATTGCTGCAAAACTTGAAATACTCAAGAAACTAAATAGTATTAAACAATTGACCGATACATTTATTAAGACTGCAAATGGATTTAAAGTAACAACACCAGAAGGTTATGTTGCAATTGATCGTATTAGTGGTGAAGCAGTCAAATTGGTGGATAGAATGGAATTTTCTTTTAATAACTTTACTGCTATAAAGTCGTGGGATAAATGAAAACATACAAAGAACTGGTAGAAGAACTATCAGAAAAGAAAACAATGAGCCTTGCACAAAGAAGAAAGCAGGGTCAAAGAATGAAGAAGTTGGCAAAATCTTCTGGATTTCAAAAGAAACGTGAAAAGAAAATGTCAAGAATGTCATCAAAAGAAGATTTGATGAAACGTGCTATGAAAGCAGCAAAGATAAAGGTTATTGAAAAATTGACAGGACTTTCAAAATCTGAATATGCTTCTAAAACACCACAAGAAAAAATGGTGATTGATAAAAAAGTAGAAGGTAAAGGTGCTGCAATTAAGAAACTGGCAATGAAGATGCTTCCTATTTTGAAAAAACAAGAAGTAGAAAGAATCAAACAAATGAGGAGTTAAACTAAAGAGGAAACTAATCCTTGTTGGGATGGATATAAACAAGTAGGAATGAAAACCAATTCTGATGGAGTTAGAGTTCCAAATTGCGTTCCAGAAGGATCATAAAGGACAATTTAAAATGCAAAAGTTTTTTGAGTTCATGGAGGCCCGTGAGAAAACAGCAGTTTTCACTTTTGGCAGATTCAATCCACCGACCACAGGGCATGAAAAATTAATTGAAAAAGTTGCATCAGTTGCAAGCAAAAACAATGCAGACTTTTTCATTTATGCTTCACATTCACAGTCTCCAAAAAAAGATCCATTACCACATCCAAGAAAAGTCGCATACATGAAGAAGATGTTTTCAAAATATTCTTCTAATATTGTAGCTTCTGCAACAGACAAGACAGCAATTAATGTTGCCACAAGTCTGTACAAAAAAGGATACACCAATTGTATCATGGTTGTTGGTGGTGATCGTGTCAATGAATTCAAATCGCTTCTCACAAAATATAATGGTGTAGAAGCAAGACATGGTTATTACAAATTCAACAAACTAGAAATTGTTTCGGCTGGTGAAAGAGATCCAGATTCCGAAGGTGTGACAGGAATGTCTGCATCAAAAATGCGTGCTGCAGCAGTTGCGAATGATTTTGAATCTTTTGCAAAAGGTTTACCAAAAGGTTTTAGTGATGGAAAGAAACTTTTTGATGACGTAAGATCCGCAATGGGTGTAAAGGAATCATTCATCAGTAAAGTAGCAGAAATGTCTGATGATGAAAAACTCCGTGATGATTATATCAATGGAAAGATTTTCAACATTGGAGACATTGTAGAAGATTTGAATACTGGTGCATATGGCAAGGTAGTCAGAAGAGGCACTAATTACATTGTTTTTGCAGAAGCTGATGGAACCATTCACAAGAATTGGTTGTTTGAAATTAAACAAGATCCAGACATTAAAGATAAGAAGGGTACACAACCTGCAAAGTATTATGCTAAAGATGCTGAAGGTGATGAAATGTCAAAATCTACCAAAGCAGC